ATGATGATATTAAATATGCACCATCTCAGAAATTAGTGGAGGGTATGTATCCGGAGCATTTTGTATATTTAAAATCAGCTGGTATATGTGGTCAATCAGATTTAGTTGAGGTTGCAAAAGGGTATGTTAATATCACAGATTATAAAACTAATAAAGAGATTAAAAAAGAATCATATGTAAATTGGGAGGGAGTAAGTCAGAAGATGTCTACCCCTGTCTCACATTTAGATGATTGTAATTTTTGGCATTATGCACTACAATTGTCAACATATATGTATATTATATTGAAGCATAACCCTAAATTAAAACCAGGGAAGATTACAATTCACCATGTTTTGTTTTATACAGAGGGTAGTGATAAGTTTGGTAACCCTATTACTAAGCTAGATGATCAAGGTGAACCTCTAGTTAAAAAAATTGTACCTTATGATTTACCTTATTTAAAAGCTGAGGTAGTAAATTTAATAAAACACAAGCAAGATGCTAATTAAACTATTTGATATAGTAAACAATAAAGTAGTGCCAACTGAGCATTGCTATACAATCTCTTCATTGAAAGATATCATGGAGTTATATCCTGATGATTATCTTAAGGTCTATACCTACCTATTTTATATGACATGTCCTAACCCAGATCTTAACCCTTTTTTTAATGTTCCTGAACATGAGAAGGAAGAGATAATTATGACGGAGATTGACATGGATATTTCTACAGAAGATGATTTAATTATCCGGGCTATGAGTACTTGTCAGAAGTTATATGAAACTCCCACGTATAGAACATATGTAGGAATTAAATCTATGTTAGATAGATTGGCACATTATATGGAGACTACAGAGATACAACATGGTAGAGATGGTAACATAACTGCATTAGTAAATGCTGCAGCTAAATTTGATCAGATAAGACAATCTTTTAAAGGAGCTTATAAAGATTTAGCTGAAGAACAAAAAAGTCAAGTAAGAGGTAATATAGGATTAGCATACGATCAATAATTATGGAACATAGTTTATATGGGTGGTTGTTTACATACAACACCTACACAAAAAAATGGTTTGCATTTAAATCAGAGGATAAAGATGCATATTTTGGGAATGGTAAAGAATGTAATTCTAGCATTTCTTCAAAGACAATTGATACCTTATTATATATGATTATTAATACTGAAGGAAAACCTGAAAATTTTGATGAACTAGTAGATGAGTAATTTTATTGAAATTCCTACCTGGGAAAATGGTCAATGGACAACTACAAACTTTTCTTCTAGAGAGGAATGGAGGGAATATCTATTATCATTATTTAAAGAACCAGGTCAGTATAATTTTAATGAAACAGCATTAATATTTAATAAAGAAGCCACTAATTTTAATAAATATGGTTTTTATACAGTAGCCCCATTTAAATCTAAAGATTATATTTACTACTGGGATGACCAGAAAAAGAAATGTAAGAACGGGGTATTGTATAAAGATACAAAAGGGGTGTGGTATCTTTCTAGAGATTATTATATGTGGCTTAACTTCTTACCTATCTATGATAAGGAAGAGAAGAAGTTTGGATTTGCTAAAGTCCGGGATGCTCAATATCACATGGCATTATATGAGACATTAGCAGAGTTATATTATAAGCATGTAGCTATTCTTAAGAAACGTCAGATTGCATCCTCATATTTTCATGCAGGTAAATTAATTAATTCATTATGGTTTGAGGAGGGGGTTACTTTAAAGATAGGGGCTTCACTTAAAGATTATATAAATGATAAAGGTACATGGAAATTCTTAGATGAATATGCATCTTTCTTAAATGAACATACTGCTTGGTATAGACCTATGAATCCAGATAAGGTTATGCTATGGCAACAAAAGATTGAGGTAAGAAAAGGTAATAAGAAAACTGAGGTAGGATTAAAAGGTACTATACAAGGTATGTCATTTGAGAAATCTGCAACAGCAGGTGTCGGTGGTCCTTGTCAGTATTTCTTTCATGAGGAAGCAGGTATTGCTCCTAAGATGGGGGAGACTTATGAGTACTTACGGCCAGCATTACAATCTGGTATGGTTACTACCGGGGTATTTATTGCAGCAGGATCAGTGGGGGACTTGGATCAATGTGAACCTTTAAAGAATTTAATCATGAACCCTGAAGCTAATGATATCTTTGCAGTAGAAACTAATTTATTAGACCGTAATGGTACAATAGGTACAGCAGGATTATTTATTCCAGAGCAATGGTCTATGATGCCATTTGTAGATAAGTATGGTAACTCATTAGTAGAAGAAGCTTTAGAGGCTATTAAAGAGGAGAGAATTAAATGGAAGAAAGAAATTGAACCAGATAAATACCAGTTACGTATCTCTCAGAAACCTACAAATATTGAAGAAGCATTTGCATTTAGAAGAGAGTCTGTATTCTCTGTACATTTGTTAGCTGCACAGTTAAGAAGAATTGAAGATAAAGAATATCCTTATGAACTATTAGAGTTATATAAGAATGAAAATAATATTTTAACAATAAAAGATTCAAATAAAATACCCATTACTGAATTTCCTATCTCTAAAAAGACGGAAGATAAATCAGGTTGTTTAGTAGTATGGGAGAGACCAAAAAAAGATCCAACATTTGGAATGTATTATGCAAGTATTGACCCAGTTTCTGAAGGTAAGACTACTACCTCTGATTCTTTATGTTCCATCTTTGTTTATAAAGCTCCTGTGGAGGTATGTAGAGAAGAGGGTGGAGAGCAGAAAACGCATATAGAACAGGATAAGATTGTAGCAGCGTGGTGTGGACGTTTTGATGATATCAAAAAAACACATGAAAGATTAGAGCTAATTATAGAGTGGTATAATGCCTGGACATTAGTGGAGAATAACGTATCTTTGTTTATTCAGTATATGATCTCTCAAAGAAAGCAAAGATATCTGGTAACAAAAGATCAGATATTATTTTTAAAAGATATTGGTAGTAATGCTAGTGTATACCAACAGTATGGTTGGAGAAATACAGGGACATTATTTAAGGCCCACCTTATCTCTTATACTATTGAGTTTTTAAGGGAGGAAATTGATTATGATTATAAAACAGATGGCACAATAGTAAAAACAACATTTGGTGTATCTAGAATTCCTGACCCAATGTTAATAAAAGAAATGTTAGCATATAGAGAGGGGTTAAACGTAGATAGACTTGTAGCATTTACTGCACTTGTAGCGTTTGCAAAAATCCAACAATCAAACCGTGGATATTTAAAACGTAAAGAAGTAAACTCTGAAAGTTTGGATAAGTCAAAAGATTTGTATAAATTAAAAGTAGGGGCATTTAGGCATATTGGAAAAAGTGTGTCTACAAGTGGTATGCAAAAACCAAAAATGGCATTTAAAAATATTAAATAATGAATTGGTATATGAGTACAACAGCACTTAAAAGTGTTAACTTAAATATGACCTATGTTTCATATCATATTGAAGATGATGAAGAAATGATTGAATTAAATTTAGAAGAATTATCAGAACAACCTAATACAACAATTACAGATTTATGCAATTACTAAACGCAATGCAGCTCAAGAATGGAGCTAAAACAGAGTACAATAGAATGAGTACTCTTACTCAGCCCATTCAGTTTATTCCAAGAAAGGAAAAGGATGATGACTGGGCAGCCCATAATCTTGATTGGCTAGAATGGCAGGGTATGAAACAATTGCGTAGAAATGCCAGAAGACTCTCTAAAAATTATAAACTTGCTAAAGGTATTATTGACCGTACTGATTACATTGTAGAAGAAGATGTAGAGTATGCTCAATTAATTGATGTACTTACAAAACAAGATGAATCTGCATTAGAATTAAAATTTTACCCTATTATCCCTAACGTAATCAATGTATTAGTAGCAGAGTTTGCTAAAAGAAATACTAGAGTTAGTTTTAGGGCTGTAGATGAAATATCATATAATGAATTACTAGATCAAAAAAGAGCCATGATTGAGCAAAAGCTACTTGCTGATGCTG